CACCGCGTTCTCTGCGGCAGGGCTCTTGCTCTGCCGCGTCACGATGTCGCGCATCTCCGGGGGCACTGCAGCCTCCGGCGAGAACAGCAGGCGCGGCACGGGGGAGTTGATGTCGAACTGCATCTTGGTGATGACACGCCCCGCAGAGACGTTGTTGTTCGCCAGCATCTGGACGTACGCGCGGAACGGCCATTTGCCGCTCTCCTCCTTGCCGAAGGCCGACGTAGGCGGCAGCACCAACTGATAGACATCACCAGCCGGGTCATGCGGCAGGATCACCGCAGTGCGCCACTGAAGGCGGCATGCCGAGCCCTGTCCGCCTTGCCCCGAGCCCTTGACCGAGTTCGGGCACTCAGCGCACGACGACGCCACGGGGTTCGGCACCGCCTCGTCGGGGGTCTTGGAGTCGGATGACCAGCACACCGGAGCGACCTTAACCCCGCGCTTGTACGAAGACGCGTAGAACGTACGCGAAGCGTCATGGGCCATCTTGACGATGATGACGTTCATGTCGTTGCTGGTGTTGACGGACTGCTCCTTGCCGCCAACGATCTTGCGGAACACACGCCCCTCGATGGAGATGCGCTTGTTCCCACGTACTGCACCGCCCGCGACTGCGAGAGTGTCTTCGTCGAGCCCGAGTTCGACGGGGTTGTTGCCAAAGATGGTTGCGAGTTCGTTTGCCATGGATCTTTCCTTAGACTGTAGCGTCACTGTTAGAGGAAGCCTTGCGGACGACGATGTCGAATTCGCGCAGGGCATTCACACCGGGAGGGAAACCTTCCTTGGCCCTCCCAGCCATGAATTCTTTGAAGTTGCGTTGGTGGATGCGGCGCTCCAAGAGATCGATACTGCCCTCAGTCTCGACGAACTTCTTGAAGTGGTCCCAGTCGGAACAGAAGAACCGCTCCTTCACTTGCTTGGTCACCGTGCCGTGCGCCGTGCGCAGCCCGCTGACGTTGGCCTCGTTGCACATGTTGAGCAACGCTGCCTCGATAGCTTCCATATCCTTCAGATATTTCTGGTCTTCCTTCTCGTACTCGGCCTTGAGCGCCTCGCGCTGACGGCGCAAGGTGAGGTAGGTCTGCACTAGTGCTTCTGCGTCATTCATCACTATCTCCTTCGACTTCATCAATGAAAAGGTCCACTAGACGCTCATGCATGTCCACCTTGTTTTGCAACATGGAATACATCCGGCGCTCCACCTCTGACCCCTGAAGGTGGATCACGGTCATCTTGTTCTTCTGCCCGACACGGTCGATCCGCGCGATGCACTGCAAGTAAGTCTCCACTGACATGACTGGGGACCAGAAGACGACAGTGTCGGCAGCGGTCAAGGTCACGCCGTGGGACGCAGCCTGCGGTTGAATGAGCAGCACGCGAGGGTCGGTGTTCTGTTGAAAGTTCCTGAAGATCATGGATCGCTGATTGGGGGTCACGTCGCCTTCGATGACTTCGCTCGTGATCCCAATGGAGTCCATGTGCTTCTTCACCAAGGCAAGTGTGTGCCGGTACGGCACGAACACCAGCACCTTGTTGGCAGCTTCGTCGAACACTTCCTCCAGCACCTTCAAGCGCGGCTGAACGTCGAACTCCACGATGTTGCCATCATCCGTGTAAACCGCGCCACCGGACAACTGAAGTAGTCGGGATAACGCAGCAGCGGCGTTGACTGTGCTAATAGTCTCGCCCGCCGCGATGATCTGCATCTCCTTGAGCAACTCGCGGTAGTACTTGTTTGCCTGAGGAGACAGGGGCACTTCTCTGGTCTGGTACGTCACCTCGGGCAGGTCAAGGCATTGCGCTTTCTCATACCTGATGGCAGGCTGCAGCGCGTTGAAGACGGTGACCTGAGACGTCGGCTTGGGTGCCCACTTGAACTTGCTCACCTGCGTCATGACCTTGTCGCGCCATGCCGTTGAGTACTTGGGGACACCCTCCGGGTTGATCATCTTTGCCAGACCAAACGCGTCGAGGGGCGACTGCGATGCCGGGGTGCCGGTCATCATCCACAGGTGCGTGTCCTTGGTCACGAGTTTGGCCAGCGTCTTCCACCGCACTGTGCTGGTGTTCTTGTACGCGTTAGCCTCATCGACGATGATGAGATCGAACCCGCCTTCACGGATGGCATCAGCCACGACACCCACACCGTCGAAGTTGATCACGACGAACGCATAGTCGCCCTTGATGACCTTCCTACGCTTTTTCTCTGAGCCGTGCGCAATGCCACAGCTACGGTGCATCGCTGTCTTGAACAGGTCTGCTTGCCATGCGCTTTGCATGATCGAGAGCGGACAGATCACCAGGGCACGACGCACGAGCCCTTGGTTCATCAGGTAGTCAGCAGCCCAGATAGCAGCAGAAGTCTTGCCCGTGCCTGCTTCGTTGAAGCAGAAGGCGCGTTGGTGCAGGGTTAGGAATCGGGCCGTGTCGCGCTGGTGCTCGAAGGGATTGAACATCCCTGGCCATTCATAGTCCCGTTCAATCGGTGACGGGACCTTGATAGATGGTGGCACAACTCGCGCCAACTGCCGCATCTCGTCCAGCCCCCAGTAGACGACTACGTCAGACAGCTCCCCCCGTGTGCTGAGGATCTCGGCCCGGTCGATGTAGTCCTTGATGAGACTGGCTGTGGCAGTAGGACATGTGAACTGAACGACTGTGTTTTCGACTACTTGCATACTTGTCTCTGTTGAGGGTGCCAGCCCTGACGTGACCAAAAAGCCCCATGCCCAACATGGAGAGGAGAAAGCTGTCACCGGCTGGCTGATGCGGTTCGGAGCGCAACGACACTCCTTCTGACCGGCGAAGGTCAAGGCTCACTCACACCTAACGGCCTGAAGTCATTATGGCGCATCGCGCCATCGTGTCAAGTTAGACTAGGGAAACTACCTAGATCTTTCTCGTTTGCTCGTCTCGGAGACCAGGGCGCCCTTGGAGTTGCGCCTAAACGAACGGTTGGCACTGACTGGAACAATTTCCACACCATCCGAGTTCGATCCACCACGGCTCAGGGCACGCTTGTGCGCGATGTCCTTGCCCTCGCGGATGTCGGCAGTGCCGTCGCCGTCACCGTCCTTGTGCTTCTTGTCCACCGTACGTCGAGCCCGCTGACGCTCCATGCGGTTCTCGTGCTCGCCTCGGGACACCTGCTGCTGGTATTCCTTCTTGTACGGCCTAGGCTTGTTTACGTAGGGCATCTTCCCGCTCCTTCGCGTGCTTGATCGCGTCCACCATCCGCACCGTCTCGACGAGTGCCTCCACTGCATAGAACAGCGCCTTGGTCGGGGCGTTGTCGAGCATCGCCAGATGGACTTTCTTGAGTGCGTTCTCGGCCATCATGCACGGGTACGCGTAGTCGTTCAAGGGTTCAGTCATGTTCACTCTTTGTGGAATTCTCAGGATGTTCATTCTTTGTGGAATTCGCAGGAAGTCACAGGGCACCAGCGACACAGCGGCGACGGGTTGGCCTGCCATTCGTTGCGTTCATGGGACAGTCGCATCCGCTCCAGCGGGGGAGCGAAGTCGCGCCACAGGTCATCGATCTTGTCACGCTGATACTCTGACGTCACGAAGTGTTCGTGTACCACGAACAACAGCCCAGCCTTGATGTGCTCAACTTCAGGGAAGTGTGCAAAGGTCATCAGCGCCATCAACTGCAACTGCTTCGGGTCCGGGTACTTGCTGCTGCCGGTCTTGTAGTCCACGATGTAGCCCTGCGCACCGTCCACCACCAGCAGGTCCGCGATCCCCCGGACCCAGTAGTCTGCTGCTCCGAACGTGCAGGGCTCGCGGGTGACGGTCAACGCCATGCGATGCTCAGGATATTTCTCTCCGGGCATCTCACGCAGCGGGTCGAGCTGCTTGGCGTACTGCTGGTAGTTCTTGGCGAGCGGCGTGCCGTCCTTGACGTAGTTCTCCAGCGCCGTGTGGACCGCTGTGCCGTACAGCATCTGCTGCGTCGGGGCCTTGGTGAAGCGCTTCAGCACTTTGACCTCGTGGTACTGCCTCGGGCAGTTCACGTAGTCTTTCATACTGGAGTATGACCACTTGATCGGCTGCATGATTACTGGCTGTGATTGTGGGGCACTGATCTTAGCAGTCGCCGTATGTGGCGCCGACCTTTGCTTCACAGGCAACCGGGAGCCCCGGCGCCCAGTCAGGGGCGCACGACATGATCTCAGTCAGACACTTGACCGCTGCGTCCTGCTCGTCCTCAGGCACGACAAGCACCACGGCGTCATGGACAGTCAGGGCAGGGCGATAGAACTCGTTGATCTTGACCATCTGCTCACCGACGATGATCCGCGCCAGAGCCTGCACGACGTTCTCTACGACAGCCCCGCCCCAGAGGGAGACAAGACCCTTGCGAGAGTCGTAGACAACTTTCGATTTGCCGTCGAGTGTTTCTCTACGCAGCTTCGGGTAGCGGATGTACAGGTTGTTCGGCAGGCGGATGCCGTCCTCATCGAACCAGAGACAGCCATGCTCTCCGAGCGGGATCGCGTTCCTGATGTTCCCGTTGAGCATGGAAGACAGCATCGAGTCAGAGGCTCCCCACAACTCGACGATCTTGTAGTTCGTGCTCCGGTACACGCTGACGATACGCTTGCACTCGTCTTCGTCGAGCTTGACGCTGATCGGCTGCGAAGTAGCCAGAGTGTGCTGGAGCTTCAGCGCCCCAGTGCCGTAGCCCAGGCCCAGGACGCAGGTCTTCCCCACGAAGCGCTCTGCCTCGTTGGCCTTGGTAATCGTCCGTCCGTAGACGGATGAGGCAAAGATCGAGTACACGTCCTTCTTGTTGGCGAACTGCTGGACTACATCCTCCTGCCCTGCCAGCCATGCCAGCACCCGCGCCTCGATCTGCGAGGAGTCTGAGTTGATGACGACGTAGCCCTCGGGCGGGATGATGGCCTTCTTCAGCGCCTTCTTTTTCGGATCACGGCTCGGCAGGTTCTGGAAGTTCACCTTGTCCACGCCCGACCAGCGCCCGGTGTGTGCTCCGTAGTATTTCAACGGGACAGGGATACTGCCCCGGTTGCGTCTGCTGACCTCGATGAAGCGCTCGATGCGCTTCTCCTCCAGCGTGGACTTGGTCCCCAGGCGCACAGCGCAGAGCTGCTGCACGACGGGGTTCTCGTGTTCAGTCAGCGCGATGAAGCCCTCGTCCTTCTTGGCCAGGGCATACGTCTCCTTGCCTGTCGTAGGGCTGATCTTCATCGGCACTTCAAGGTCGAACGTGCGCAGCACATCAGCGAACTGCTTGTTGCTGGACAGCTTCTTGCGCACCTCTTCTTCGTTCGCTGCTTGCAGCGTATCTTTCAACGACAACAGCAACTGAGACCGCTCGGTCCTCAGGTCGTCGAGCCGGTCCTGCAGCGCAGGCTCGTCAGCGTACAACTGCGGGTGAGTGAACATCCGCAGAGTGATGTCTATGAGTCGAAGCTCTTCGATGGGGAAGTTCTTCGACATGATGTGGAACAGGTCGTACGTCAAGCGCACATCGTTCTTGCAGTACTCGCCATACCGGGCAAGGTCGTCTGGCGCGAAGTCCATACGTGTCTTGCCCTTGGCTGCTACCACCTCTGTGCCCTTGACGCCGATCTGATAGCGCTCAGCCAGCGCCTTCAACGATCCTCCTGCCTCCATGCCATGGAGCGCTCGCGCCATGGACAGTGTGTCCAGGAAAATCATCGGCGTTATGCCGAACACCCAGTGAAGGATCGCGCCGTCGAACATGGTGTTGTGCGCCAACGCCATGCTGTTCTTCCAGTCGAACTGGCGCAACCACTTGCGGGTCTCCTCGCGCGTACCGCTGAACCACTGAGGCTGACCACCATCGACTTGGACGCCTACACCGATCACTTCAAATTGCACATCTCGGATGTATTCCTCGGTTGTGATACGGGACAGACTGAATGCGTCACTGTAGAACGTCTCGAAGTCGAAGGTGATCAGCATGTCAGACGGCTCCGGTGCGCAGGCTGATCGCGCGGTCGAGATACCAGCGGGCCTTCTTCAGGTCTGCCAGCTCATCATCCTTCTTGCCTGCCCTGGAGACGTATGCCACCACGCTGCCCAGGTGGTAGTCGAGACGCTTGGCCTCGATGAAGTCGATGACTTC